AGACAGAATCATGTAGAATCACCTTGAAAAAATAATATTATATCAAACGCTTGCGGATTTGTCAATGGGTTTAAACCAACTGACTAGAACTATTCTTTGTCCCTGTTTTATCTCGGTCATACCGTGTCGTATGTCTTGGGAGTAGATTACAGAGTCGCCAACTTCAACGTCTCTTGCAATGTCAGGAACAATATATCGACCCTCTGTGTTTTTCGTTTTGTCAAAAGTGTCGTACATCTCTTCGGTTCTTTCTACACCCTCGAATTTTTTGATGAATAACGTATCACCACCAATCAAATCTTTCAGTTGTAGAAATGTAACAATGGTCAGTCCGACATTACGTTTGTCATCGCAGTGTAATGAAGTAAAAGAACCTGGCATGTATCTTAGAAAATAATGAGTTCGGTGTTCCAAACCGCCAGAGTACTTCCTAAGTTTTTTTATTGGTTCTATTGTGTCCCATAATGACTTATGAACTAGTCTTTTGTCTACGTTGTGTAGGTTGAAATCTTGATATGCAATTTTTGAAGGTGTCTTATTATATAAATTGATGAGGACTTTGACATCCTCATCGTTAATTATTTTTTCTTTTGTATAACTCACTTACGATGCTTCCTGAACACCTTCTGTGGGATATCCTTTGTACCACTGGATTACTGTGTTGACACGGAAAGAACGCCATGACTCTTTGTCCAATGCCCATACCGCAATATTGTCCGACTCATCTCGTTGGTCAATCTCTTCTGGTACTTTATTACCTGACAATGCACGATTCAACGTGCACGGCATAGTACGAATCTCACCGTCATTAATCTTTTTAAAGACTACGGTCACAACGCCTTCCTGCGCTGCCTTTACAAATCCATTCATCAAACTCATAAATCACTCTCCTTTACAAAAACACCATTCACCATTTTACCTTTACGGTTTTTAATATCATCATACGCCACTTTAAGACAGTCGTAGATACTTAATCCATGTCGTTCGGCAATGTTAACCAAAACGACAATACAATCGCCAATATCGTCACGAATATCACGCCCTTTACACACGTTATCACTGAGTTCACCTACTTCCTGTATCAATTTACAGACTTGGTCTTTGTCGGTAGCACCATCAATCAGGTTTCGGTCATAGTGCCATTCTTTAATCATATCTAGATAGTCAAGCGTATCTTCTGGTTCTGCAATCATTCTATTTACCTGTTTTCAAATATTCCATAACACGTTCAGGTGATGATTCTCCATATGGGTCGTCGTCTGCATCGTGTCGAAGGTTCGGTTCAACAAACAACTTCTCAACCACACCACCATTCACAATTACTGCATAACGCCAAGAACGTTCACCGAACCCAAGGTTGTCTTTGCGTACCAACATTCCCATCTGTTCTGTAAACAAACCAGAACCATCTGGAATCACCTTGACGTTTCGAATGTTCTGTGCCTTCGCCCATGCATTCATCACGAACGAATCATTCACTGACATACAATAAATTTCGTCGATACCATACTGTCGAAACTCATCATAACCATCCTCAAAGCCAGGAAGTTGGTAAGTTGAACATGTGGGTGTGAATGCGCCGGGCAGACTAAACAGAATCACACGTTTATGTTGAAAGTAATCATCGGTTGTCATTTCTTGCCAACGGAAAGGATTACTACCACCGACACTCTCGTCTCGCACACGTGTTTTGAAAACTACTTGGGGTACCTTATTACCAACTTCAATCATTTGTGTATTTCCTCTTAAACCATTCTCTAACATAATATTTACGAATTATTGCAACCACAAAAAACATCGCAGTCATTGCTAATGATATTGCAGTTGCACCCCACCCCATTGATAAAAATATTGATAGGAAGACATAGTTTAAAAACAGATTCAACGGTGTCGCTATCAACGTGTCACTGAATGCTTCCTTCAGTGAATTTTTATTAATACTCATTAACTCGTGTAGATACCGTCCAACAAGTCTGCGAACGCTTCTACTTTTTCCAGTCTGTTTGGCCAATAAATGTAATCCTTTTCGGGATTACTCTTAAGGTTATTCAACAGTGGTTGTATAGCATTATACAACTTATTTAACTTTTCTTCAAGCTCTGTTGCGGTAGAAGATGTCTCGGTTAACGTCTGTTGTGCTTGTTGCACCGCTTCGAGTTCTTCCTCATTAACCGCAGTAAAACCGAAGTCAAAAATATCGTCACTCATTTCTTATCTGGTCCTTGGGTATCCGTACTGAATGTGATACCGTTCTTATTTGAATGTAATCGGTCGTGTTCGTACAGTGCAAGGAAACCGTAGTGAATAATCTTTACGATGTCTTTGCGGTGGTCGGTTGGATTACCTTTCTTTCCATACCGGCCGTTGTACTTATCGACATTCCCAAGGAAGAATCCCATACCATGCCCACGGTCAACAATGACCTCAGAAGACTGCAACCCACCTTGTCCGTAGTGACCACTGTAGGTTGAGTCAATGTATCTTCTGAACTCTTCAATTAATTCATCCTCACGAAATTTGTAATTAATCATTCTTCCCTCATAATATCTTCAACTAGTTCATCTCTTAACATTTGTGCATACTCATCTTTAGGTGATGATTTAGATTCATTACTGATTTTGTATGCAAGTGTTATACGTTCATCATCGGTATAACATCCGTGCCAACAATGATGTTCTGGTTCGTCTTTTCTTCCGAAGTAAAACCATCGACACTGCCAGCCAGGTTTGTCCTGTATCTTTACAACTTCGTCCTTTTCTTTATCGTAATACGCAAAGAAACCATTTCCGGTTTTAGACCAAGTGAACAAAACTTGATATGCGTTCGCACCCCAGTTTGTATGCCACCCAGTCAAACCTTTCTGCGGATAGAAGTTCATCAGTGCGCAAGACGACACGCCAATATCCGTTGTAAACTTGAATCTCCATTTTTCGTAGAGTTCATTCCAAGTTTCGGAATCACCCTTCCGAAGATTGCCTACTGGAACTGCACGATAGTCCTGCGGGTCACCATCGTGGTCTTTCCAGTGATCGAGATAGTACTGCAGTCTTTCACGTGACATATACCAAGATATGTCCGATTCGGGTTTAAAAGAACTATCTGCACTGCCTTGGAATATTTTGATATCATCTCTTCGTTCTTCATATAAACCATAGAACTCATCTACCAAGGTGTCAAGACGTTTCAATAGTTCCTTATTACGAATCGGTACTTCCATTAATTTACCTTTCTTTCCCTATCATCAAAGTCAGTCACTAAGAACTCACCATCGTCATTTATCTCGATTCGTTTCGCATTGAAAACATCTAACAATCCGAACCATATTTCTTGACCAGCTTCCTTACGTCCCAGATATTTACCGATTTGGTAAGATGCGAACAACATTCCTGTTGCGATTGCGGTGTGTACGTATGGGTCCATAACTGCCTCCTAGAATACTTTTATATTTTTCAGTTTTTCTCCTGAAGGTGTTTTGTCAAATACAGGAACGTCCTCATCGTTCAGAATATCCTGTTGTGACTCATCTACATCATACAGTTTCATCTTGGACCTGTCAACCCCTATCACAAATCTTTTGTCGACGTTGGGGTCGTTATATCTATTCTTCAACTGTTTCACCATAATCTGACCAAGACTCGCTAACTCATCATTGGAGATTAGTGCAAACATCAAATCAGCGGTGGCAGGTAGACCAAACGATTCGGAGGTGTCTTCCAGTCCTACATCAGAGTTGGAGTATCCAGAACGAGTGGTTTGAGTTGCGGAAACAATAGGGACATCGAATTCAACGGCGAGACCACGAATCTCTTCTGCGATTGACTTAATGTAACTATATGAGTTTATCGCGCCTCCCATGCCTTTCATTCTTGACGATGCACATATATTTAGGTAATCAATAAAGATAAGTTCAGGTACAAACTTCTTTTTCAGTTTCAGTTCATTCAGTAGTGCACGGAAGTGACTGCTGTGTGCCTGACCCGTAGGATATTCCTTAATGATTAGTTTACCGTTGGTCTTCTTTGCGATGTTCTCGACACGGTCTCGAAACATATTCTTAGACATGTTTTCGAGTTGGTCAATCGGAACATTCATGAGGTTCGCATCAATACGTTCTGCGATGCGTTCCTCTGCCATCTCCATCGTAATGTACAATACGTTACGACCTTGAGATAAGGCACTGGCGGCACAGTGACACATGAACAATGATTTACCCACACCCGTACCCGCAAGGGCGATGTTCAGAGTCTTATTCGGAAGACCGCCCTTGGTAATACGATTAAAGTAATCAAGGTCGAACGGAATACGTTCTTCCTGTTCATGATAAAAGGCATATCGTTCGTCCACATTCTCAAGGTAGTCATGACCAATGTTTGTGTCGAAGGATACCGCCAGAGCGTTCTGTAGGATGTCAGGCAACGAGTTCTTGGTCAACTTCTGGTGTTTACCATCAATAACAGAAATTGATTCCATAATCGCCAGATAGATTGCTCTATCCTGACACCACTTCTCGGTTGTGTCTAACAACCATTGTTGGTTCTCATCTTTCTTTTCGAAGATGTAAGGAAGGACATCGACCGCATGACCATAGGTCTGCTCGTTGAATTTGTCAGACTGGTCAATCTCAATCTTGAATGCATCAAGAGTTGGGAGTTTGTTGTACTTCGAAATGAATCGAACCACTTCGTTGAATAATAATCGGTAGGTGCCTTCAAAATATTCTTTCTTAATAAAGGGAATGACCTTACGCATGTAAGGTTCATTCGTTAATAGATTTTGTAGAATGGTCTGTTCTAAATCAATCTTCACTGGATTCTCTTAAATTAATTCCGTTTTCACGTCCAAAACTTTGTTCGATAATATCTTCAAGTATATCTGCAGCCCAATCTTGGAGTTCGACATTAGTCTCAGGTTCCAAGTCAGGTACAGGTGATGATGATACCAGAAAATTAAACTTTAAGCAAGCGTCACGACCACGACCATCCAAACGCACATTACCATAACGTATAACGGTTTCAACAAACGGTCCTTTTAGAATACGAACTTCCCATGCTTGGGAGTTGTCGGTATCCGTTACGGGAATCAACTCGTAATGGATGTCCTCACTTACTTTGTCAAGATTAATCACTCTTCCATCTCCAGAATCTCGTCCATGTCAACCACGGTCTTCTGACCGATACAGTACTGACGTTCAAGAAACTCGGCAAACTTTTCGTTGGTTAGAATGTCAGACCAGAACTCTTCGGTCAACGTATCTTTCTCACGAACTTTGCTACCAATCACTTCACCAGTTTCAGTGTCAACTTTCTGATACCAGCCGTTAGATGGTTTGACTACGTGTCCAGAAGCAAGCGCAACATCCAATAAACCACTAAAACGTTCAATACCACCGTCCCAACTAACCGAAATAGGTATCTTAGATTTCTCTTTGACATAACGTGATTTCTCCACATTTATTATGAAATCATATCCAGTCACCTCTGTACCAGTCTTATTCTGTCGACGACCCAGAATCCAAATGTTATCAGCACTGTAGTAGATACCTGTACCACCACCGACGATGTCTTTCGGGAACAAACCAATCTCTTTGTACGTGTGGTTGATTGCAAGTAACGGAATGTTCTTCATAGTCAGATACGGTGTTGCCATTCGGAACAAACCCTTGAGTGCTTTCGCACGAGACATATCTGCAACTGACTTCTCGTTGATTGCATCCTCTAGTTCTTTCTTAGATGCGAGGTTACCAATAGAGTCAATCACGATAATGACTTTGTCTTTCTTCTCCAGTGTTTCTAACTGACTGATTAGGTCGAACTTGAGTTCTTCTACGTTTGTGATAGGTGTATGCAGTACACGATTCAAGTCGATATCAAACGTTTCAAAGTAAGACTGTGGTGAACCAAACTCCGAATCATAGAACAACATGATGGCTTCAGGGTCGGACTTGAGATATGCAGACGCAATCTTTAATGCGAAAGAAGTCTTGAAGTGTTTAGATGGACCTGCAAGAACGGTGAGTCCCGAAACGAGACCGCCATTCAATTTACCAGACAATGCCACATTCAACATCGGAACGTCGATAGGTGTCACTTCTTTGTCACCAAAGAACTCGGATTGTGAGAGCACCGAGGTGCCCTTCACTTTAGAATTCTTCTTTAGTTTATCCATTATAGACATATATTAAGCGTCCTTAAGATTTTTGTAATTTACACACTCATCAATCAGTGGTAGTTTGTCACTCATACCCGCAAACAAGCGCACGTCTTCGTTCAGATATTCACCCTTGTATGCACGTGCACGTTTGTAACTCAGGTTCTCGGATTCTTTACATCGAACGAAAGTAGGCACGGACAACAGTCTAGAGTTCTCCATTACTCTTGCATCCAAAAACATGGAACGAATCTGATTCATATTCACGCCATCGTATTCACCGGCTACATCATGCAATTGATTGAAGAAAGTCTGTACAACTGCTTTGTATCCTGACACTGCAAGTTTAAAGAACGATGCATCAAACGCACTGCAGTAGACAACAGATTTTTCACGGAAAACCATGTTACTCATGTTACTGTAAATACTAATTAACGCATCTGCGGCTTCTTTGGAACCACCAAGAATAACCAGTTCTGGATATAAAGTGTCTTCAACTGCGTATATGTCACCGATTGCTGGATTATACACGAATCGTTTTTCGATATCATCCGGACGACACGAACTGTAAATTCTCTGTACTGTTTCGGGCGAAATGTTCGACTTTAAACATATACCGCCTTTGGTTTGCAATAGAATTTTTGACACTGCGTCAATGACTTCACTGTCTTCTAAGGTGTCGTTTGACAATAGTTTTGTCTCACAACAAATAAACGATAGATTTGGGTCCCACACAACCAAGTCGTCAACTCGTTCGAAATTACGCACTTCCACTTCGGGTTGTTCGAATAAGGTTCGAATCCCCACAGTTTTATCACGGTCACCGAGAACAGCGAGTTTTAACTTTGAGACTGAACGCTGAGCCGGTTTTTCATTTTTAGTTTCAGAAACGACTTGCGCTTCCTCCGCATCCATTTCTGCTAGTAAGTCGATTTTATCATCCATAGTATTTCTCCATTGAAATTTTAAACATTATAACATGTCAGATTGAATTTTGTCAAGCATTACGATATGCATACTCGACCGCCCTGTCCGCTTCTACAGTCAGTGGTCGATTCTCATACCAGTTACCAGTGTCCCTGTCGAATTGTCGGCAGAGCTCTGCGATTTGATTTGCGGTGATGGGATAACCTCTCTTGATTGCATTACCCGCAGTTGCAACCATGATTTGATACATCTTGTGATACCACCCAGTACTATTGATTGTCTGATATTCTACCGCCAGTCTCTTGGGAAAGAATGGACAATCACGGTAGTCGGTCCACGTTATGTTCGAATTCTGCATAGATTCTTTGCGATGTTCAACAACCGCCTTCTGTAATTCAGGTGGTAGTCTATCTAGGAAACTATTACCTTCTCGTTCCTTATATGGGTGCTTCGTTATAAGATAGTCGACATCAACAGGATTGCCATGATTACTAAAGATAAAGTTGTGAGCATCAGCGTATTGCGCAGGAACGTAATACATTCGAGATAAGTCTTTAGTCTGTTTGTCTCCAATCTCGCCCAGTTCTGTGTTAAGCGCGTTCCAGAAGGGTCTGATCTCATCGCGTTCAACCTGTCTTGTAAGATTGAACACGATTCGGAACTTTGGATTATCGACCGTGCTACTAGCAGTAGAGTAACAAACGTAATCGAAAACGTGAAAACGAGAAGCCAAAATAGATTCAAGGTTGTTTCCTCCTGTATCGAAATCATCAACGTCGACTGCGGCCCAGTTTCCCCAGTATTCTACGTTCTTATTACTGCGCGTTGTGTCGTCAGTGTATATGGCGGGACTAATCAACTCTGCGTCCTGCTTGCCAGCCTTGGGTACTCTTGACAACTGATACAACAATTTGACGAAACTTTTCCAATCTGGAAGTTTCTGTCTACGATGTGTCTTGTTATCAAAACGATTTTTGAATATAGTTAGACTGTACATAACTACGAGAAAAACCTAAGAAATAGATATATTGATAATAAAACTATCATACCATTGAATAACACTTTTATCAATCCTTGTACAATCTTAAATGAAGATGTCAGTACAAGGATACCCAGAACTATCATAACAAAAATATCAATCATCCAAAGAAATCCTCCAACGTGGCCCTTGGTTCCGAGTGCCACCCAACCGCATCTAGGATGGGTTCGAGTGGGTCGAGGAATGTTTTCTTGAACATCATATCATAATCTATCGCAGAATGCAAGCGGAATTCTTTCGGCAATGTCATAGGAAACGATATTACATTCTCACGTATCACGTTCGGCATTTTGAGATACAGAAACTTAATCTTCTCACCGTCCTGAATTCGTTCGTACTTATCTGTCAGACTATTCTGTTTCAGATGGTGGTTGTACAACAATGCGCCTCGCACGTGTATGGGCGTACCCTTACCATAGATGGACCTTCGGTCTTCCCACTTCACAATCTCGGACACGCCCCGAGGAAACGCAATCTCTTCGGGTGTAAGATTCTTGAACTGGGACTTAAAGTTCGAAATGAATCGTTGTGTGTCTGATTCGGTACCTTCTACGATGACTCGAAACACTTCTTTAAACTTGTCACGGACAATCTGGGGCGTACTGGACTTGATTGCCTCGATACCCATCATCTTGAGTTTCGGAGTGGCGTACTGCACACCTTCGTTGTTGTGTACGTTCAGAATGTAACGTTTCTTCGCCATCCAAATGCCACGGTCTGCAATCGCCTCTCGTTTCATTACCATGCGATTGTCATACGCATTAGTCTCGTCCGCCAGGGTCTGGTAAGCCTTATCGAGGACCTTCTCGAAATGGTCTTCACATATCTTGTCGAGAAACTTCACTGGGTCTTTTGGATTGAACTTCTCAACCAAGGGTGACATGTTGATGTACACCGAATCAGTGTCGATTGCGATAACGTAATCTTTGTCAGAACCGAGGAGGTTATTCATCTCATCGTTCACTGCCTTCTCTGCGCATTTGATTGCACGTTGACCAGACAGGGTCACACCTTCTGCAATACGGTGGTCGAAGTAACGAAAGTATTTGTTCGCCAATGCACCATAAAGAGAGTTCATGAGAATCTTTATACCCATTTGACGATTATCTAACTGGGCAATCTCGTTCTCTAACTTCTTGGTAGGTGTCTTCTCATACTTCTTCTTCGCCTCAATCATCTCTTTCTTGATGACGACACGATTATCATAGAACTTCCGAATCACCTTGGGAATGATACCCTCGAAATCTTTTCGAAACATCGCACCATTGGCACACTTGGTGGTATCCATATCATCATTATAACACATCGTCTCGGGTGACATGTTATACTGCACAATGATGTTGGGATACAGTGAGTTCAAGTCGAACGACACAACCCAGTCATGTGAACCTACCATCGGGTCCTTAACGAAACCACCAACAATCTTACCTGCATTATGGTCAATCGAAGGTTTGGGTGGAATGATGATTCGGTCTTCCATGAGTTCATTGTAGATAATCGAATCCCAGATGGCCGTGGTACCCAGTGCATCACCGTAGTTGGTTTTCGCACCGTATGCCATTGTCATGACCAGTGAGATGATACCAATCTTCTCGTCCAGTCTGTGAACGAGTTCAACGTCTTTGATGTTGTAGTCAATAAACTTCTGGTAGTCATTCTTATAGAGAGAGTGGAGTGAACCGTACTCTTCATAGGATAGTTTACGTTCACCCAGAACCACGTGGGCGATGTGGTCAAGTTTGTAGGATTCTTGTTGACCATAGGTGTTGAGTGTAAACTTCTTGAACAGGTCAAGATAGTCAAGTTGCATCACACCTTCTAGGTCATAAGCAATCTGTTCACGTCCTCCCATTGTCGGAATCTTGCGGTCACGAATCAAACCCCACGGTGAGAGTTTCTTGGTCATCTCTTCACCGATGATTTTGTGCATACGATTGACGAGATAGGCCATATCAAACAGTTTGGAGTTCCAACCCGTCACGATATCTGGACAGTTACTCTGCCACCAACCGAGGAATGCAGTCAGTAGATTCTTCTCGGACTCGCAATAGAAGTATTCGACATTGAGTTCGTTGCGTGAGGTATCATACTCGTTCAGACCCCAGACATAGTAGGTGTCACTGAACGTGTTACGTGCCGCAATAGAAATGACTGGGTGGTTTGCATACTCGGGTTCGGGGAAACCTTCGTCGGATGCAACCTCGATGTCGATGGTGGTAACGTTGATTTGGTCTTTGTTGAACTTGACTTCGTTGGGGAATGCCTGTGACAGAAATTGAATGATGAAGTTGTTCTGACCATGCACACCAAAGTTCGGTACGTCTTCGTACTGTTTCATGAACTCGGTGGCTTCTTTCATACTATCGAACTCCATCGGTTCGACAGGTTTACCATACAGAGTTTTGTATTTGCCAGTCGCACGAGACGACTCGACAAACAGGGTAGGTTTATAAGGAATGCGGAGTTGAACACGTTTGCCGTTCTCAACTCCACGGTATAGGATTTTGTTCCCGTGTCGGGTCACATTAGTATAAAATTTCATGTACCTATAATAT